CCTTTCTCGCCCTAACGAGCGAGAAGGGGAAATAACTCTCCTCCGAGTACCATCTGTCTTTTCTAGACGATTGTATCGCCTAGATTGGATGGATTTGATTGCTTGCCTCTATAGGCAAACGGTCAAGCTTTTCATCTAAGCCAAAAGATGCGGCCAAGGGAACGATACCCTTAACCTTGCTTTTGGAAAGGAGCACAACTGTGACCGTAACATATCAAAGTATTGAGCCAACGGTAACGTATTCAACAGATGTGTGGACTAACAGTTATACTAACGAGTCTAATGGTCAGTGCGCAGATGTTAATCTGTCGCACTCAGCCTATAGCTCGTCTATACCTGCGTCTACCCTCTGCTATTACGAACCGGTTAGGGAATCCATCGTCCGCGATAAGCGCCATTTGCATGGCGTTGTTCGCTCGGCGTCTGGTCCACCCTATACTATGACTCCTTACTTTGCTTCAAAGACTCGTACAGAACGGTATCTGATAAAATACCCGTCCTGGGTATCAGGGAGAATTCTCTGGTACCAGGAAGGAAGGGTATGGAAGCAGTCCGGTTCCTGTTACTTCGCGTCCACTAGGACTTGGTCCAGTGGCGTTATGTACGGCGAGTATTTGAATTGCAGCCATGAACCTCCTATGTACTTGACTTCGAGACAAATCTCGAAGATTCAAGCATCGGATGTCACGGATGCAGTTGCATCATGCAAGAACGATGTATCTACGAAAGCCCTTACTTCATATGACAGTCTAACTGACGTCAGTGAAGCGCGGGAAATTCCTTCGATGCTTCGTTCGACCTCAAAGGATATATATAATATCCTTAAGGCCCTCCATGGTCGGCATGCTTTGTCCGACCTTAGGCGTGCATATTCACTCAAACCTCAATATTTGCTTCGGAGCTCCGAAAGGGCTCTTCGCAAGATTGGGCAAGCGTGGATGCAATACCGTTACGGCATTATGCCCCTTGTATATTCTTATCGCGATATAACTAAAACAGTTAGTCGCGGTACTAATGTGCGAGGTTCTGCTAGTCGTACTGTTAGTGCGAAACCCTACGAAGACAAGCCATCTACTGCGCCATATTTATGGCAAGCGGAAAATGGGTCTATCTTAGTAAGGGCGACGTCCTTCCAGCACTACTTGTGGAGTCAGGCAGCGGTTGTATCAGGATTAGGTGTGAACCCGTTTGTTACGGCTTGGGAGTTAATTCCTTACTCCTTTGTCGTTGACTGGTTTGTTAACGTTGGCGATAGTATCGCTAAAGCTACAACCAGTGATATATCGAGTTCTCACTTTGCCTGTATTTCCCAGCGTCAAAATACTTCTTTAGATTCATACTATGCCAAGCCTGCCTACAGTTATTCACTGTCAGTGCAGACGAAAGCATGTGTGAATATGAAGTCGCCTCTTCCCCCTAGTACGCCGAATCTGGTGTTCAACCAGCCTCAGGTCGATTATCTCTATAAACGAGATGTAGTCGATTCGTACAACAGGGAATTGTTTGATTTAGGCGCTGCAACATTGCCTACTCTATCCTCATCTCCTTATACTTGGAGAAGGGCGGTGGACTCGGCGGTGCTGACACTCAACAATCTAAGATCCTTTATCAGGATCATTCGAGGATGATATATGCCAGTGACCTTATCAGTCAAATCGCAAGAATCAGCTGGGGTAACCTATGCTAATCCTGCGAAGCCTGACGTTACCGTTAGGTTCCGATTTTCCAGCTCCGTTAAAACATTGAACGGAGTTAGCGTTCCCAATTACCTCACTGAGATTATCGCAAATGATAATAACCCAGTGACGATCGGGAGCGTGTCTGCTCAGGACGCCTTGTCTGTGAGAATCCGTGTTTCTGGGACTCTTTACAGCAAGACTCGCCTTGGCGTTCTTCTTACTTCTCTTGCGGCCCAAGTGGGTACGTGGGAGACGGAGAATGTCATGCAGGGTTTCCGGCCGGCTACTGCACCGGTTTTAGCTTCCTAGTATAGGAAGGTTAATCACCGATGTATAAACCGAAAGGAAACTTCGCATGCGATTACAAGGCTCCATCAGGGCTGTTAATCTCCGAATACTTAGTATGGTCAATAGTAATATTGATCATACTGGTACTGCTAGTTTGGCAAGTGCTAAACTTGCAGCCAAGTTCGAAGAACCCTGCGACACTACCGCCGCCCTGCGTCGAACAGACGCCTGGGAGCGATGGATCGCCGCAGACCGAGGTCTCTACCAACAAGGTGGAATTATCGGCCCCTCCTGGGCTAAAGCGCGACTTAGTGTTCGTGAATGCCTCAGCCACTTTAGGCTGGGGGAGCTCACGTTCACTGGAGGTTCTTCTTTTGAACCTCTTGGAGTCCATACTAGCGTGGCTGAAAAGCTCCGCGGTGTATGGACCGTTACAGCAGATTGCTTCCCGCTCTTTGCAAAGTATTCGTACTTTCATCGGGCGTTAAGATCTGCTGTTAAGAAGCGCTTTTCTGCCTACTGCAAAAGCAAAGGCTGGGTAGAGAGAGACATTAACCGTAAATTATGGCGCAGGTTCTGTAAAACACAAAACCCTGCATTCCAGATTTACAGGTTTAAGCTCTTTTGCACCAGTACCTTTGTTGGGGGTAATAGATGGTCGACCGTTCCTAAGAATAATTCAAAGGACCGGTCTATCTGTCTAGAGCCCCTTTGCAATATGCTTGTACAACGGGCAATTGGAATAGGCATCCGTCGTTGTCTTAAAGACAATCTCGGAATCGATCTCGATAACCTTGCAGATGTGCATCGTTACCGAATAAGCGACCCTAAAGTCGCTACGATCGATCTTTCTGATTGTAGTGATACAATCAGTTTAGATTTGGTGAAATACCTTTTCCCTAGACACATATTTAATTTAATATGTGATTCAAGGTCAGACATGACCTTGGGACCCAGTGACGACTATTACATCGTCAACAAAGTCTCCTCTATGGGTAATGGTTTCACTTTTGATCTTATGAGCCTGATCCTAACTGCCCTAACCAGAGTACACGATCCTGCAGCAACTGTATTTGGCGATGACATTGTTTGTCAGAACCAAGTTGCAACTGCTGTGTGTTCGGATCTCGCCTTAGCTGGCTTTCGAGTCAATGTTGAAAAGACCCGAATTAACTCCAGCTACCGTGAATCCTGCGGTGCTCACTATACTGATTCTGAGGGTTATTTAACCATCTTCGACCTGAAGTGGATAAATTCTCCTCACGATTTAGTCGTTGCCTTGAATAAGGTGGCGATTTTGTCGTATCGATATGGCGGGCACTTTGAGGATTTACGGAGAGATCTCTGGTCGTTAGTTCCCCAAACCTTGTTAGGGGCTGCAGTTAAAAGGCAAACTGCATTAACGAGCAGGCCACTAACGCATGACCTTGATACCTACGTGAGGTGGGGACCAGAAATTCTTGTCCCTCCCTCGCCGAAAATATTGAGGTTATTGCGTCGAGCAGGTCGTAATCTGGATAAGTGCGGCACCTTTTCGGTGGCCGTATCGTTCGAGACTACGACTTCTCCTGCCGGAGATCGTCTTCGTTCTTCTGACTGGGATCTATTTTACCAATGGATCCGTTCAGGAAGAAGAAGTAGGCGTGTTCCTGGTATAGTGAATAAATCTACGCTAGTAGCAAGAGTCAACGGGGAACAAATCGGCCCCGTTCGAGCTCTGCTCCCGTAAGGGTGCGCGTAGTGGGATTGAGACATTTGGTAGTCGGGTAAAACCGCCTACCAAGCCAACTCCAGTGTAGTACTGGATATTGACCTTGTTGTCTTGTTGGGTAAGCTGC